TGAAGAATTGCTTGATTATAATGCAAAAGATTCTATTTGGGAATATAGGATTTTTAAAAAACAGGAGAAGATATTAGAAAAGGATGAAAAATTAAATAATTGTTATAGAGAACAATTAGAAACTGCAAGAACTATAGCACAGATGCAATTTGATGGGGCTTGCACAAATGAGGAGAGCAGGAATAGGTTACTAAAAGGCTATGTAATTGAAAGAGAAAACACAGAAAAGGAATTACTTAGCTTAGATAGTGTAATAGAATTTAAAAATAAATATGGCAAAGTCCCAGCTTTAAAATCCAATAGTAAAGACATTCCTATAATATTATTTCAAATAGAGAATTTAGATTCAGTTAAGAAAACTAAAAAATCAGGTAAACCAGCGGTTGACAAAGAGGTCTTAGCCTCTTATGTAGGACAGAGTAGATTTTGTGAATTGTTATTGAAATTTAGAGAATACTCAGGTATAGAAGGTAAGATACTTAAAGGATATACAAATTGTGTCTTTCCAGATGGAAAATACCATACAAGTTTTTTCCCTGTGGAAACTGGTAGATTAAGTGCTCGTGATATAAATCTTCAAAATTTAGATAAGAGGAAGCATCCAGAAATTAGACAAATAATTGTTGCTCCTGACGGGTATGTATTAATCATATTTGACTATGCCCAATTAGAAGCAAGAGTTTTAGCTGCTTTAAGTAATTGTAGGTCATTTATAGAAATGATTAAGAAAAGTTATGACATCCATATGGATAAAGCTGTTGAGATTTGGGGGCAGGATGTTATTAACAATGCTACAAAAAGTGCTGTTAAATCAATGAGGTATAGAGCTAAAAATGAATTCGTATTCCCCTCATTTTATGGATCTAAACCAATATCCACAGCTAAGAGATTGGGCATTTCGGAATCAAAAGCAGAAATGCTACTTGAAAAATTATGGTCAGACTTTCCAGAGATTTTGGAATGGCAACAAGGAATACTTAAAATTTATGAAAAGAAGAGATATGTAGAGATCCCTCCTGGGCGTAGGAGATATGCACCATTGACCACAAATGAAATATTGAATACCCCTGTGCAAGGTGGAGCAGCCTCTATTGTTAGTAAAGTTATGAATAAAATATCAAGAAGAGGTTATTGGTTATATCTTAACTGCCATGATGAATTGGTTTTTGCTGTTAAAGAAAAAGAAGTTAAATATGCAATTGAAGAAATACAAGGAATAATGGAAAGCAAAGTTTATGATTTTATGGGTGATACACCCTTGGTTGTAGAGGGGTCAATTGGGTTTGATTGGTACGAAATATTCCCTATCAAAGAGATTTTTGAATAATTAAAATTTGACATTTTTGAATATATAGGTATAATTATAATATGGAATTGATTAAAAAATTACCTTCAAGAAAAGATAAAAATGATAAATGGCAAAGTTATGCCATATTTTGGTGTGATTATTGTAATAGAGAAGTTGAGAAAACAAGAAGTAATGGCTTAAAAGCAAAATCATGTGGTTGTAAAAGGGTAGAATTAATGTCCAAGTCATTAACAGGATATAAACATACAAAAGAAACAAGACAAAGAATGAGAGAAAAAGGTAAGTTAAGAAAACCACCCATGAGAGGCAAAAAACAATCGGAGGAAGCTAAACAAAAAAGAAGAGAAACTTCTATAGGTGAGAATAATCCTTTTTATGGTAAGAAACACACAAAAGAAACAAGGCAATTAATGAAAGAAAAACATGCAAATTTTAATGGTAAAAATAACCCCAATTGGCAAAATGGAATTTCTTTTGAACCATACAGTCCTGAATTCAATAAAGAAATAAAGCAACTTATACTCAAAAGAGATAATTATACTTGTCAAAATCCTAACTGTGAGCATTTGTCAAAAAAGTTGGATATTCATCATATTGATTATGATAAGCAAAATAATAACACAGAAAATTTAATAACTCTGTGTGCTAAATGTCATACAAAAACAAATTTTAACAGAGACTTTTATGCTGAATTTTGCCAAACACTACTAATTAATAGATTTATGGAATGTTTATTATGAAAAAATTTATAGCATCCTTAGTATTAATAATGGTATTAAATGGAATTGGTTGGGAGCTTATTAGTGTAGTTTCTTTAAAGTTTCTTAAAGAAAATCCAGAAATTATTGTTAGGCAATTTATAATTGAAAAATGGATTGAGAATATAAAAATTATTCAACCACATTGTGAAGGAGCTTTTATTGAATTTAATGAAAATGCTGAAGATACAGACCTTATTGAAGTATATGCAAAATGCTATAAGTGGGGGGTTTAATGCTATATAATGATTATAGACCAAAAACATTAGAAGAAGTCTTTGGGCATAAGGAGATTAAAGAAAGTCTAAAATCTTTATTTAAAGAAAAGGCTTTCCCACACACCTTTCTATTCTCAGGCCCATCAGGAACAGGAAAAACCACATTTGCAAGAATTATAGCAAATATGTTAGATGCAGGTAGTGATACAATAGAAATTAACATAGCAAATACAAATGGGGTAGACTTCATCAGAGAATTAAATGAAGTTGCAAGGAGATCTCCACTATTAGGCAATAATAAAGTATTTATATTGGATGAGGTTCAACAATTGACCAAGGAGGGTCAGAATTGCCTCTTAAAGTTATTGGAAGACTCCCCAAAGTATTCATACTTTATATTATGTACAACAGACCCACAAAAGTTACTACCAACTATTAAAAATAGGTGTTTATCCTATACCTTAAAAGCTTTATCTAATAAAGATATTGAGTCAATTTTAGTATATGTTACCACATTAGAGAAAATAGAATTATCAAATGATGTGTTAAATCTTTTAGTATATAAGTCAGAAGGTTGTCCCCGCAAGGCTTTGGTAATGTTGGATCAGGTAAAAGATGTTAAAGACTTTGATAAGGTTTGTACCTTATTAGCCGATGAATTAGAATCTGAGCAAGACGTGATCGAATTATGCAGAATGATGATTAAAAGACCAAGAGCCGAATGGAAATTAGTGGTAAAGACTTTTGAAGCTGTGAATATAGATCCAGAGCAGATTAGGATAGTCATGGCTGGATACTTAGCAGCTTGCTTACGAAAAGGGGATAACCCAACATTTTACTCAGAAAAATTGGAATTATTTCTTAGCCCACTTACATTTGGTAGCCAGAAAGCAGAAATTTTACTATTACTGTATAAGGCGTGGTGTCTTTAAAAATAGTCTTTACATTTTAAGAAACATATGATATATTAAAGACTGATGGATTATCCATAAGCACCAAGAGTTTGGGAGTGAACTCTTCCGCAAAAAACCTCCATAAAAGGAGAAATAAATGGGATTAATGTATAGAGAAGATTTGAAGATTGATCAGAGTGAATTAGACGAATGCTGCCTACGCCAACCCATTTTGTTTGACCATTATGTACAGGATCTTGCATCATTCTGTAAGAATAGAGATGAAATTAAAGTAGCAATGGAACGATTTTCCGCAAATTTGGATGGTGTTATTAGGGAAGCTGCAAGTGCTGAAGGTAAGAAAATAACGGAGACTATGATTCAAAATGAAATTACAAGGAATTTACAATATGCTGATTTGCAACAAAAGTATATTGATGCTTGTGCCAAAGTTAAGGAAGCTGAAATTATAAGGGAGGATTTCCAACAGCGGAAGGACATGCTCAAACTTTTAGTTGAACTTTATATATCAGGGTATTGGTCAACCATAACCCCTAAAGTGGTTAAGAAGCAAGGAACAGAGAATATAAAGGAAAGATTACAAAAGAAAATGGCTGAAGATAAGGGATAGAAATGAAGACTATTGGTTATAAGAGCAGATTTGAAAAAATACTTTATGTTTCTGGTTTACCCGGTCATGTTGGAATGTTAGTAAAGATATTCATTTAACACCTTATTTGTTGCATCTATACGAAATGGTTAAAACTACAAATGAAAACACTTAAAAAACTAAAATATAACAAAGCAGAAATAAATGCAATTATATTATTAATATGGATAGTATATTTATTCTTGCTATTTTTAAACTTCTTTGCTATAATTAACTTATCATGGTTTTGGTTATTGAGTCCACTATGGATAATACCAATATTAATTGTATTAATAGTCATAACAGCATTATTATTAGTTACAATATTTTGAGAGGTTCTTATGCATAAAAATTGGGATTGGTTTAAATATCAAGAAGAAGATACTGAGAAAGATGAGGCACTTAAAGACTTTGTAATAAATGGCATATTACCTTTTTTAATAGTTTTGCCATTTGTAATTTTAGGAATAATTTGTCAATATCATAATAAATAACAAGGAGGAGTTTTGTTTAAACTTAGAGAAGGGAAATTAGAGAATTTTTTACTGTTATTGGTTGATATTATTATGTTTAGTGGGTTTATAATATGTCTCATTATATATTTTTAATTAACAAGAGGAATTGAAAATGACTAACGCAGATATATTAGAATCAGAAAAAGGAATAAAGAATGAATTAATAAAACAAATTTATGATATGTCATTTGAAGTAAATCTTCCAGAACTTTTGGATGATTTAGAATTGGTCACTAAAATGCTAAAAATTAAATATTATTATCAAGAAAAACAAAAAACTCGTAATATTATCTTTGTTTTAGAAAAAGAGTTGAATGCACTATTTAATAAATGGAATAATAACAAGGAGGAAGCAAACAATGGATAAAAAGAATTGGAAGTCCCCGTCAAAGGAATCATTGAAGGATGCCTATAATAATAGGGGCAAGTATCCTGATAAGAACAGTAGTAGAACTATCTTCTCTGTAATAGGGGATGGAGCTTTTTGGAAGGTGACGGATAAGGCACACAAGGTAAGACTTTTGCCAGCACACCCTGATGATAATCTTAACTTCTATGGTCTTACTGTTCATATTCATACAAATGTTGGTGTTAATAATGACCAATATTTATGTCTAAAACGTATGAAAAGTAGCTCATGCCCCATATGTGAACAGCAAGCAGAATTATGGGACACAGAGCCAGAGATGGCTAAGGATTTGTATCCTCAGACAAGATACTTGGTTTGGGTAGTGGATTTAAGTTTGCCAGCCGATAAGCAGGAAGCTCTAATATGGTCATGTCCTCGTACAGCTATGGATGATATATTGGGTGTTAGTTACAAGAAGGCTACGGATGAGATTTTGAATCTTGCCGATATAGATGATGGTATTGCTATTTATTTTGATAGAGAGAAGACACAAGGTACTACTTTTTCAAAGTATAAGAATTTTCAATTAGATGATAGTTCTACGGAGGCTAAGGATGCTTGGCTTGAGGGAATTCTACCATTTGGTGAAGTAATAGAGTATGCAAGTTATGAAGAAATTAAGAATGTTTTCTTAGGTCTTGGAGAGGTAGTTTCATCCAAAAAGGATGTTTCACCGAGTGTTGAAACTGCCACAAGGAGTGAAACTGTAGTAGAGGAAAAGGAAACAGAAGTAGTTGCAGATGCTAAAGAAACCTCTTCAGTAGATGATATGGATAGAGATCAACTCGAAGCTTTGGCAGTTACAATTCTTAGCGAGGATTTTGAAGAGTCTGAGATTGAGGAGATGGGAACTAAGAAGTTGAAGAGATTGGTTAAAGAAGCTGTTACAACTAAGGTGGGGGTTAATCAGACGGTTACAATAGGGGAACCCACACCAGAAGACCCGAAGGATGCGTTGAAGAGGAAGTTGCGGGAGAGAGTCAATAGTTAATGAAAATTAAAAATGTAAACGGAATGTCTGAAGCATTTGTAAAAGATTATTTAATAGATTTAATAATAGTTTTAGATAAACTTGATGAAGAAGATTTCTTTGGAACAGAAGGTTGGAGACATTTTATAATGGGTGAGGATTAATGAAAGATACTTTAATAGGTTATCTATTTGAGGGGTCTATGTATTTGGATAGACCCCTACCCCCTTATTCAACAATAAGGATTGATGGAAAAATAAAAAATTTATTTGATTTACAACAATTAATAAAAGTTGATGAATCTTTTGATGAAACCATATTAAATAAGTTTAAACTTAACTACAGAATAATATAGGAGATAATTATGCTTTTTATTAGACTTGGAATGAAGGTTTTTTTGTATGAAATAAGAAATTCATTTTATGAATGGGTAGCTAACAGATTACCAAAGAAATTGGTATACTATGCAACTATAAGACTTGGTGTTAATGGCACTACTGGAAAATATAGTAATACAAATGTACCAAGTGTTAGATTTATGACTATATTAAAGAGATGG